AAACCCGAAACGCCGCCGCCCAGGGGGTGGGGTTGAAATTTGCCGGTCGACGTCGCCGGCGTCGAATGCCCCCCTGGGGGTCAAAACAAATTTGACAAAGGGAAACGCCCCCACCATGGTCGGCACGTCATGAGAACCTCCCATGCTATTATCATTGCCCTTGCGGTCGCCGTGGCCCTGGGGTTCGTCCTATATGTCTTTACGTCGCCGGATTATCCCGACGTCTTCGAATTGATTGACAACCCCAAGTTTTAATTTCCTCCCATGGAAAAAAATTTCTGGGATAAAGAGGCGACCGTTTACCGTCGCCAGCTTGCCCGGTCCGTTCGCCGGATTGAGAAACTTCATGAAACGGTCAACCGGTTGGAATGCCGGCATCCCTACCCGGAAATACCTTTGAACGTTTCCGCATTGATTCGGGCACGGGATGCGTTGCGGACCGAATACCGGTTTGCCCACCGTTGCCGGTCGGACCTTGCCCGGTCCGTTGCATGTGCCGACCTTTGCCGCCGCCGTGCCTGATCAATTCACCCCCCCAAAAAAAATGAGAAACCAAACCGTTAAAACCTTGCGTGCCTTTATTGCCTACCTGGAAACCGGCAACGCCCCCGGCAATCATTTCCAGCTCATCCCCCAGGGGGATGCGGTCGCCGCCGGCATCCCGTGCCCGGCGACGTTTGAACATGAAGGGGAAACTTTCGGCGTCTTCATTTGCGGCGACGTCGAACCCCTTGACGTCATTCGCCTGGAACGTGCCGGCGTCATCAATTCTTAATTTTTTCCCATGATCAAAACAACCACCCCCACCCCCGCCCCGGCCGGTTTGCCGGTCCTAGGTCCTAAGTTAACCCCCCGTCACCCCGCCGCCGACCTGCCCTTCAAAATGCCGGGTTCGCTGCTGTCAATCGAGGTCGACGCCAAAACGTCGAAAGGTACCGCCGCCGGGCACTTGACCGGTATTCTATACCTTGCCCCCGGCACCCTTGCCGGCGTCGGAAACCTTTGCCCCCATGCGTCGGCCGGTTGCCTTTCCGCATGCCTTTTCACCGCCGGTTTCGCCGGCGTTTACGAATCCGTTAACACCGTAAGGGTAATGCGTACCCGTTTCTTGCATGACGACCGGAAAGGTTTCCTTGCCGTTTTGCGGGGGGAAATTTCCGCACTTGTTAGGTCGGCGAAACGTCGAAACTTGCGGCCCGTCGTTCGTCTTAACGGCACTTCGGATTTGCCGTTTGAAAAGCTTGCCCCGGAGTTATTCGCCGAATTCCCCCAGGTTAAATTTTACGATTATACCAAAAATGCCCGGCGTGCCCTTGCGTTTGCAAAGGGGGAAATGCCGGCCAATTATCATTTAACCTTTTCCCTTTCCGAATCAAACGCCCCCGTTGCGGCGGTTGTCATTCGTGCCGGGGTTAACGTTGCGGCGGTCGCCGACGTTGCCGCCGGCGGCAAGCTTGCCTTGCCCGGCGACGACCTTGCCCGGCCGACGTTCGACGCCGACCGGCATGATTTGCGTTTTCTTGACCGCCGGGGTGCCGACGGATTCGGCCGGATTGGAATTTTGAAAGCAAAGGGCAAGGCCAAGTTAGATCAAACCGGTTTCGTCATTCGAACGGGGGGGCAAATCTAATGGGCGACCGTTTCCATTCTTTAACGTTTCGCCCAGGTGACCGGCATGCCGCCGAATGCCGAGACGGTCGACGCCGGTCGGCCGTCGTTACCGGATTGTCTGACTATTCGTCGGCACCGTCGGCGGTCCAGCTAACGGTCGGCGGTCGGCGTCGGACCGTTTCCGGTTTCCTTTCTTTCCGTTCGTCGACCGTTTTGGAATTCACCGGCACCGGCAAAAATGCGGCCCTTATCCCATGGACCGGGCACCGGCGACGTATTGCCGACCTTGCCCGGCGTTTGATTGCCGCAACGTCGTGGGGTTTCGCATCCCCCGGCGTGCACTGGGAAATTCCGTCGGAACATGCCGGCAAGCTTGCCGGGGGTTGCCGGCATCATGTCGAAACGGGATGCCCCCCACCCTGGACCGCCGGCAATCCCGTCGCACATGAAATTTACCGGAAACTTAAAAGGTCGGACCTTGCGGACCTTGCCCGGTTTTATTCCAAGCTAGAAAGGTTTCTATCACTGGCCGGCGAATAACCCCCCCGCTGAATTCGTTTCCCTTAAGGGTGCCGGCGTCGGCACCCTTTTTCGTTTCCAGTAAATGCGGCAACGCCGGAAACCGGGCACGGTCGACGTCGGCCGGGGTTAAGTTTCACATGATCGCCGGCAACGGTCGACGCCCAGGGGGTGCCGCCGCCGGCAACGGTCGACGCCCAGGGGATGCCGCCGCCGGCAACGGTCGACGCCCAGGGGGTGCCGCCGCCGGCAACGGTCGACGCCCCCAGGGGATGCCGCCGCCGGCAACGGTCGACGCCCAGGGGCCGCCAAAACGGCCGACCTGGGCAAGCTTGCCAAGGTCCACCGGCACCGGAGAGCCGGCGAAACGACCGGAAACGGTCGGAACGGGGGTTCACTTGACCATGCGTTCACCTAGTGAACAAATGTTCACCTGAACGCCCGATCACTGTAAAAAGTGTAAAAAGTGGGGGGGTGTCATATAGATCCAGTGGGAGTCATATAGCCAAGCGGGTTTTTGAGATTCCACGTTTTGGAACTTTTTTTTAGGGACGTGGAAGGAGGGGGTTTTTCGGGAAAAATGCCGGCCGATATTCTACGCAAATTTGCGTAGATTGACCGGCCCTAATCTACGCATAAGTTACCGGTCGGGCACTTTCCTGCGTAAAACGCCTTAAATGGCGTATAATGTTCCCGCTCGGGCATTAACACGTCACGAATGGCGTAATATTATGGAATAAAACAAAGAGGGTCCAAAAATATTGCGACCCCCCTTTTTTTTCGGAAGGATTTCCCCCCCCTGGGGGTTTGTTGTTGCATGTGCCGGTTGATGGAGTCATACAAAATGAAGCATGAAGCCCACCGATCCTATCGCTGCCCTAGCCATGGCCCTTGCGGTCATGACGCCCGTCGAACGCCTCAAGGCCGAGACGGTAATCCTCACCAATGCCATCGCCCACGTCGAGAGCGGGTGCAACTATAAGGCGGTCGGTGACTCCGGCAAAGCGGTCGGAGCTTGGCAGATGCATTACGCTGCTTGGATCACGGGTAACCAGTGGCGTAAGGCTCAAGGCTTTTCGACCATCCCTCGCAAAGCGTGGCAGGTTCCGTCCAACCAACGTGAGGTTGCAATCGCCTATGTCAGTTGGTGCCGAGAGAAATTGATTGCTGCCGGCGTCAAGGAGCCCACCCCGGAGCAAATCTACATTGCTTACGCATGGGGCATGGGAAATCTGTCGGACGTCGGCATGGACTTTGCGAAGGCCCCGTCGGCGAAGCGGAACGCAGCCGAGCGTGTCGGCAACATTTATCGGGAACTTATCAAATGAGTGATGACGAAGAATATGATTTGAATGCTTACGAACTTTTGTTTCAACAAAACGAGGAACTAGAACTTATGCTACAAAACCAAGCTGAAATGATTGAGAAACTCCAACAGGAGATTGAACGTCTCAAGATCGCCCAAAAAAATCGCACGAAAGAATTGAAGGAAGTGAAGAAGGCCGGTCAACGCATGTATCAATTCATTGAGGAGGGAATCAACGCCGACCTGTTCCATGACGAGGTCTTGGATTCGGCGAACCTCGCCCAGGAAAAGTGGTACGACATCGTCCCGCAATGAAGGTCCTTGATCTATTCGCCGGCCTTGAGGGATGGAGCAGTGCGTTCCGTGACCGGGGCCATGAGGTTTTCTCGACCGACTTCGACCCCAAGTTCAAGGTGAACCTGGTTAAGGACATTTTGGAACTTACGCCCGACGACCTACCTTGGCGTCCCGACATCATCCTGGCGTCTCCTCCTTGCGAATCGTTCAGCGTGATGAACATCGGCAAGAATTGGACCGGCCCCGACGACGAACATCCGCATCAGCCCAAGACTGAAAGAGCCAAGATGGGTCTGCGTATCCTTGAACGGACGGTGTGGCTAATAACCGAGCTGAAGCCGATGTATTTTGTCATAGAGAACCCCAGGGCCAAGATGCGTAAGATGCCCATTATTCAAAGTTGCGAGTGCCGTACGGTGACCTATTGCCAATACGGTATGAGGTGGCAGAAGCCGACCGACTTGTTCGGGGGCTTCCCGCCCAGCCTGGTGCTTCGTGCCATGTGCGGACGTGGTATGCCTTGCCATGAAGCGGCTCCCCGTGGCTCTCGTACGGGCATACAAGGTAAGCACTCTCCGGAAGATCGTGCAAAGGTGCCTTACGAGCTTTCGAAAGAAATTTGCATCGCCGCAGAGAACGACCTTGCTTTTCGTCGTCCAAAGACGATGAACCTCGTATGAAAAACTACCTCTGCATCGACCCGGGTGCCAACGGTGGCTGGGTTTACTCTCCTCATCATGAGGTCGCCACGACCGGCGACATCGACGAACTGGTGGACCTGCACTTCGCCTTGAACACCACGGTGGTCATCGAGAACGTGCCTCCCTTCACGGGCCGGCTGATCCCGTCCAGTGCTGCCTTCAAGCTGGGCAAGTCGTGCGGGTGGCTGGAAGGCTTCTTCCAGGGCAAGGGCTACCCTGTCGTGCTGGTGCGTCCACAGGAGTGGCAGAAGACGATTGCCGTCGGCACGAAGGGCAAACAGACCACGACCGAATGGAAGAACAAGTTGAAGCAGGAAGCCCAGCGTCGTTTTCCTTTGAACACTATTACTTTGAAGACGGCCGACGCTTTTTGCTTGCTGGCCCACGCTCGGCAGCACAATCTTTGATCTCTCCCCCAAAACCATGAAGAAAAAACTAATCAAGATCCCACCGACCAAAGCCATCGCCTCGGTCGCTAACAGCGAGTACCTGGTGCTGTCCGACGGCACTGTTGCTAGGCGGCTCAAGCCCACCATGATTGGTAACTTGCCGTACTACAACTTGAGCGTCTCTGGCAAGATGCGTCGTCTGTCTTCCCGAACCCTGCTGGCATCGGCCAAGCTCGCCTAATGGACAACGTCGAACCTGCCGGCTTGGTGCCGGTGAACCCGACCGTGGCCTCGCCCGTGGCCGTCTACGACCGCATCACGGACCCCATGTCGGCCGTCAAGGTGCTGGGCTCCTCGATCTTCAAGTCCGGGATCTTCGGCCTGGATAAGCCGGAGCAGGGCGAGATTCTCGCCATGCAGTGCTTGGTCGAACGCAAGTCCCCGCTGGAACTTGCCCGGACCTATCACTTTATCAACGGCCAGCTCGCCATCAAGTCCGACGCCTTGCTTGCCAAGTTTAACCAGGCCGGCGGTTCGGTGAATTGGATCACCCGGACGGACGAATTGGTCGAAGCGGAATTCATTCGTGGCACGACAAAGGCGTTCATCAAATCGGCCATGACCGAGTACGTTGGTAATGGCGTAGCCCTTGGCAAGGACGGCAAGCCAAAGGACAACTGGAAACGGTGGCCCCGTCGCATGCTGACTGCCCGTGCAATCTCAGAGGGTGTGCGTCTGGTCGCCCCAGAGTGCTGCTTCGGCACCTATACGGCCGAGGAGATGGATGTGACCAGCGTATCCGGTTCGACCCCTCCCCGCCGGCAAACGTTGGAGGATATCGTGCCGGAGACCCTACGTCATTCGGCTGTCGGTGTCCTTCGCAAGACCGGCCACTTGACTGATAGCCAGGGCTGGGCAGACATTCCGGAAGACGTTGCTGCTTCTATTGCCAAGAAGCCGGCCCCGTTCCTCCAAGCCGTCCACATCTTCGATTCGACCAATGTCTGATCTCATCAACCACGAATTCCGGCCGTTGCCGGACAAGCCGAGCGAAGAGCAGGTCAAGACCATGACGGAAGTGATCCATAAGATTTCCGAGACGGCTTTCGAGCTTCGCTTGGAGGTCAACGAACTGCGTGAACAGAACGAATCTCTCCGGTCGCAGGTCGAGTATTACCGTTCAATCGTCGGCCCGGAGGCCGTGCAGCGTTTTAACAACTTATCCAAGAACTGATATGACCATTACCATGGAACCCAAAGAGGTCGAACACGTCCTCATTTTCTGCTCGTTCACAGTGGCAATCGTGGCCGTGTGCTTTATCGCCTGGCTTATGGATAAATCTAACAAGTGAGCCACTTCGAACCGCCACCCGCCACGAAGTACACCGTCCTCAATCTTGGGGCCGGCGTACAATCGTCCGCTCTTGCACTTATGTGTGCGAAGGGCGAGATCACGCCAATGCCGGACTTCGCCGTGTTCGCCGACACGCAAGCGGAGCCGACCGAGGTGTACACCTGGCTTACTTGGCTTGAGAAACAATTGCCGTTCCCGGTGTACCGGGTGACGCATGGCAATCTCACCGACGAATCGTTGAAGGTCCGGATTAAATCCGGTAAATATGGGGATAACATAACATATTTGCGTCGAATTATTCCTGTTTTTGCAAAGATGCCCAATGGAGAGCTTGTTGCAGCCCTTGGGCGTTCATGTACGGCCGACTTCAAGATCAAACCTCTGCTCAAGAAGGTCAGAAAAGAATGCAAGATTAAGCATGGGCAGAAAGAAACCACTGTCACTCAGATGATTGGCATCTCCTATGACGAGATGCAGCGGATGAAACCGGCCGGACATCCCTGGACGCAACACCGATGGCCCTTGATTGAAAAACGCCTTACTCGTTCTCATTGCATCGAATGGATGCGGAAGAATGGATACCCGACGCCGCCACGGTCCGCTTGCTACTATTGCCCTTTCCATAGCAAAGAAGAATGGAGCAGATTGAAAACGGAGGATCCGGAGCATTTCCAGAAGGCCGTCGAATTCGAACGCACAATCCGTGAACGCTGGAACGCCAACCGTGGCGGCATGCGTATGGATATATACCTGCACCGGTCTTGCAAAACGCTCGACACAATCGACTTTTCGTCGGACGAAGACAAGGGCCAGCAAACGTTCGACTTCCAATCCGAATGCGAGGGCATGTGCGGTCTATGACCGACACCGAGCTGAGATTCTACGAGGCTTCGTGCCGGCTTGCCCAAGCGGTGCATGAGCAGAGATTCTTCTACGTCATGATGGGAGAATGCCCAAAGGATGATATTGACCTTGCCTTGGACGAATGGAAGAAATCTCATCTAGCCTACAGACCCGACAAATTTCCCCCGAAACAACCATGAGCAATCCCGAATACAACGAAATGAAGGCACTGAATTACTCCGGTGCCAAGGTCCTCATCACCCGGTCCCCGCTGCATTACAAGACCTGGCTGAACCGAACCGAAGAGGAGGAGACTCCAGCCTTGCGGATCGGCCGGCTTGTCCACTTGGCTTCGCTCCAGCCCGACGTTTTCGACGCCACGATCAAGGTGGCCCCGAAGTGCGACAAGCGGACCAAGGAGGGTAAGGAGATATGGGCGACGTTCCAGTCCATGCTCCAGACCGGCCAAGAGGCCATTAGCGAGCAGGAGGGCGAGCTGGTCACCAATGTGTCCATCGCTGCCCGTGACGGCATCGACTTTGTCCGATCGGCCGTCGGTGCCACCGGCAAGCCGGTAGTCGAGACCGCCTACTCTGCCTTGTACAATGGTGCGAACATCAAGGGCCGTCCGGACATGGTCATTCCGACCGCCGACGGCAATGTGGTCGTCGACGTCAAAACCTGCGGTGACGCCGGCAAGCCGTTCGCCAAGGATTGTGCGAACTTCATGTACCACCTCCAAGCAGCGTTCTACACGACCTTGGTGCCCAACTGCTCCGGCTTCTACTTTGTGGCCGTTGAAAAGGAGGTCCCTCATGCGTTTGCCATTTACAAGCTCGACGAGGCATCCCTTGCCGAAGGCCAGCGTCTTATGGACTCTGCTGTCGAATTGTACAAGCAGTGCAACCTGTTCCGGACTTACCCCGGTTACCCCACGACCCCCCAGACCTTGTCGATCCCACGCTGGGCGATCGGCCAGGTCGAATAAGTTTCCCCCAACCATAATAACCAACCAGAAACCATACCATGGCATTCAAGTATAATCCCAACGCAGCCGAAGACCGTAAGTACGTCACCAAGGCCGGCACCTACGAGGCCACCGTCCAAGCCTACAAGGTGGACTACCTCCCCCCCCGGGCCGACCTCTACGGCCGAATCACGTTCGTGACCGTCGATGGCGAGACCGTCTTCGGCGACCTGTTCGCCAAACCCGACAAGAGCGGGGGCCACGAACGCCTGGAGCAGTTCGTCGCCGCCACGGCGGTCGATGAGGAGATCAAGGAGTACATCTCGGCCGGCGAGCAGGAGGTCGACGACGCTTTCTTGGGCAAGGTCCTTGCCCGGTCGGTTGGCCGTCCCCTCAAGGTCAAGGTGACCGAGCGTAAGTACACCAAGAAGGACGGCACGGAGGGGGTGGCCTACCAGGCGTCCTTCTTCGTCCGGCTGCCGAACGGTCCCGGCCCCTTCTAAGGGCTAAGCTAGGATCGTTGACGGGGGGTCTTTTGACCCCCTTTTTTGTGCTTGTGTGCATCAAATTTGTGGCTACAAGTTATACCCGAGCCACCAACATGATCACCATCCACCAAACCTCCCGTGCGTTGAAGATTGCGTCCCGCATTCTTGTCAGTGCATACAACAGCCCCACCGCCACGATGCAGGATTGCATCGACGCCGAGAACAACTTTCTCGTCGCCGAGCGTAACCACAGCAAGTTCTTCTCGATGCCTAAGTGGCATTTCATTGGCTTCATGGATAGCCGTGCCGAGTACTACATCAAGCGTGGCACCTGCTCCCGCATCGGCCGTCGCCTTAACACCGTTGCCTAACATGAAGCTCCGAGACTACCAAGAGGCAGCCGTAACGTCCGCAACCGACTTCCTCGACAAGGGGATCAATCCGCTTGTCATCGCACCGACCGGGGCCGGCAAGACCGTGATTGCCAGCGAGATCATGCGTCGCTGGCAGGTTGCCAATCCCGGCAAGCTCGTCGTGTTCGTCGCCCACCGTGCCGAACTGTTGATCCAAGCCGAGCAGACCATGGAGCGTTTCGGCGTCGCCGGCAAAGTGGTTTCGGTGTTCGCCAAGGAATTCGCCGGCATCGACGCCGAAGCCCGTCGCACTGCCCTCGTCGTCTTCGACGAAGCCCACCATGCGGTCGCCTCGTCGTGGGCTCGGTTTTCCGAAGTGTTCACCGGCCCTAAGGTCGCCGTGACCGCCACCCCCGATCGCCTTGATCGGCAGCGTGTCGAGTCCGTAGGTTTCGTCCAGGCGTACGAGATTCAAATCCGCACCCTCATCGAGCAGGGGCACCTCGTTCGCCCCATGGCTCAGAAGATGCCGGTCGAGATGTCGATGATTCGCATGAAGGGTTACGACGACGCCCTGGAGGCCGTTGCCGACAGCATCGTCGACGAGATGCGTCGCTGGGATCGCAAGAAGGCAATCGCCTTCATGCCCGACGTCGTTTGCTCCGAACGCTTGGCCTGGCTCCTCCGTGAACGTGGTATCAATGCCGACCACGCCGACGGCAATTCCGGCAACATGCGGGCCGGCATCGTCGAGCAGTACAAGACCGGCGACCTGCAGGTCCTCTGCAACGTCAACCTGTTCACTGAAGGGTTCGACGCCCCGGAGACCGATTGCGTCATCCTGCTGCGTCCGACCCAGTCCCGCTCCCTTTGGTCCCAGATGATCGGCCGTGGGCTCCGCACGGCCCCGGGCAAGACCGATTGCCTTATCCTTGACCCCATGTGGCTGTCCGGCGAACATGCCCTCCAGCCAGCCGACGCCTTCACCAAGCACCCGTTTGCCCAGTCCCCCTCGATTGGCGGTAGCCATGACCCTCTGGCTGCTGCTGACAGTGCCGACGCCCATGCCGAGGAGAACATGCTCCGACGGATCGCCAAAGAAGAGGCCAAGGCATCGGCCAAGGAGGCGATTGCCCTCGGCTTGGTCGACCTTTCGGTCGCTTGCCTTTGCTTCGGGTTCGTCCTGCCGGTTTCTGCCGAGAAGACCCCTGCGACCACCGACCAGACCGCCTGGCTTGCCTCTAGAGGCGTCCACGCCCGTGGGATAACCGAAGACCAGGCTCACTGGATGATCGGCCGTCTGAAGGCCCGTGAGGCCATGGAAATGGCGACGGTCAAGCAGGTCCGGAAGCTCCGGCAGTTCGGCGTCCGCAACCCAGAACGCATGACCAAGAAACAAGCGAGCAAGGCGATCGGCTCCGACTGGAGGATCACCGGCTCCAAGCCCCGTTTCTCTTTCCCTCGATGAACAAACCCAACGATAGAAAACCGCTGGTCTTCTTGATCACCGGCGTCGCCCGGGCCGGCAAAGACACTTTTGCTGCTGCCCTTTCTGAAGAGATTGAACGGAACGGCTCCAAGGTTGAGACGTTCAAGTTCGCCAACGTGCTGAAGACGGCTTTGGCTCGTACGCTGGAATGGATGGATGTCGAAAAGGACGGACTTAAGCCGGTCGACATTGCCTTCACGGAAAGCGAAAATCTCAAGCCTAAGGTGCGTGACGCTTTGGTTTCATTGGGCAAGCTCGCCCGGCACGTCGATTCTTCGGTATTTGCCCGGCACCTTGTAACCGAGGTCTGCGGTTTTATTGAATTCTGCCCGTGGGAGAAGAGGGCCGTCGCCGTGGTGCCGGACTGGCGTTACGTCAACGAGTACGATATCTGCAAGAAGTATCTCGACGCCGAGGTGATTACCGTGGAGATCCAACGTCCTGGCTACGAGCCGGCGAACGACGAGGAGGCCGAGAGCCTTGCCTTGATCTTCAGCTCGGTGCAGGTAAAACACATTAGGGTCGCTTCCGACCCTTCTACCCTCCGGGGGATGGCGAAAGAAATCGCCTATATCTACCGATGAGAGACCGTTACGCAGTCTGGGAAAACGAGACCACCCATACCTTCTACATCGAGGCCCTGCCGAACACGGTTCAGCCTGGTAAGCGACTTCTTTATTCCGGAAAGGAATATTTGAATTTCAAGAACAAGTATCATGCCGAGATGTTGGTCAACATGTTGAATGGGTTGGTCGATGAGGCCGGCATCATTGAGCAGCGAGTGCATTACTGGAAGATCGAGGCCCAGACGGATCACGGACGCTGGTTGCGATGCCTGGAGGACCTGGATCGTCTCCGGGCCTCGTCTTTCGTTACGGCAGTACCTAGCGAAGAATATGAGAAGGTCCAAGCCGAGCTGACCGATCTAAAGGCTGAAGCCGACCGACTTAAATCCTTGGTCGGAGACTTTGACGAATACCTAAAGCATAAGGGTGAGAAGCAAGCGTTCGCCGATTGGGAAGCTTGGCGATCCCAGCGTGAAGAAGGAGGCCAGCCGTGAGCGAGAGAATGATACCCCTACGCCTCGCCGATCAAGCGGTCGCTGCATGCGAGGCCGAACTTCAGAAACTCCGGGCCGAGAACGCCCTCCTCAAAGCCGAGGTCGAGCGTCTGACGCAACTCAACGATACTATCGCCCTGCGTTATGACGCTACCAAAAGTATGCTTGATGGGTGTGCAAAAGAGATTGAAGAAATGGAAGCCGAGGTCGAGCGGCTGACCAAGGCGGGGTATGCGATGGCTATTAAAATCAATGTTCACGGCATCAACGATAGGTTTACGGACAGCCAAAAACTTGTCGACGATTGGTCGAACGCCGCCAAGAAGGGAGGCCAGCCGTGATGCCCGATCATCCCATGAAGCGGAAGGCCATCGAGAACGCCAAACGTGCCCGTGAACTGCGGGACGTCGGCGACGCCCTCGGCCGGCAAGTGCTTATCTTGTTGCTCAAGGGCGAAGGAAACCTAGAGCTGACCCTAGCCTATGAAGCCTGGCGGGATGTCTCCATCGGCAAACCCAACTTTCACCCCCATGAGAAAAGCACCAATAAACCTAATGATGTACGTCCACAAAATGCCACAGCGTTGCCGGGCACTCCTAGTGATCCTAGACGGAGGCAAAGTTGAGCATCCCGAATTTGTGGCTTACAGCAAAGACGAGTACATCAAGGAAATGAACAAATGGAAACGCACCGTGCTGCCGACCCTTCGGCGGTCCAACGTTGAATTCTGGGAGCTGACCAACGGCACCTTGACGAACGCCAATTTGCTCAACCGATGATCACGAAGAATAAGTACGGCAACCCGCCGGCTCGCCTGGCTGTGCTGGAGGGCCTAAAGGATGGCCTCACTTGCAAAGAGACTGCTTTCAAGTATAACCATTCCATCCGGGCCATCCAAGAGGCTGCCCGTCGCATGCATGTCGCCTTCGTTTACTCCGGCTACGGTCGGCACCCCAAGTACCCCAATGTCGTCCGGTCGTAAATCAGAAGGCATTGACCTGCTTCGCCGGGTCTTGGGGCTGGGGATCGGCAAGAATCATTCGGTCGCCTTCACGCCGGCCCAGTGCTTGTCCATCCTTAAGGACTTGGATGCCCGCATCCCCCGCAGCCAGAATAAGAAGCCCAAGTACAAGTACGACCCTCCCGAGAATCTTCGCCAATGAACATCAACAGATCTTGGAAGAAATTCATGGCGGTCGGTTGCTCCCACGGGGTGTATGCCGACCCTAAAGCGATCGACGCCGTGCTGGAGTTCCGGCGACGCTGGAAGCCCGACACAGTGGTCCACTTGGGGGATTTCATTGACTTGTCGGCTTTCATGTCGTCGACCAGCGGTAAGGGAGACGAGATCGAGCCCGACGTTTTTGGGGGTTTGGATTTCCTTGCTAGGCTAAGGCCGAACGTGGTCTTGGCCGGTAACCATGAAGCCAGGCTTTGGCGGGAGGCTGCGTCGTCCGACGAACGGGTCTCGCACTGTTCCTTGATCCTCATCAATCGGATTGAGGAGCATTGCCGGAAGCAGAAGGCTACGTTCCTGCCTTACACCGGCATCTGGCAATCGTTCCAGCTCGCCAATTATAAATTTACCCATGGTACCGTATACGGGGAGAATTCCCCCCGGGACATGGCCGAAATGTATGGGAACGTGATCTTCGCCCATACTCATAAGGTCGGCCGAATGACGGGCCGGCGGGACGACTCGCCAACGGGCATTTCGGTCGGCACACTTACCCGACGGGGAGCCATGGATTACGCTAATACCAGACGTGCGACGTTCGCCTGGTCGCAGGGGCTGGTCTTCGGTTACTACACGGATCACATCCTTGTTCCTTGGGTGCATGAGCAACCCCACGGCATGGATACATGGGTGCTGCCTGTATGAAACCCGACGCCGTATTGAAGGCCCTGCTTTCGTACAAGCGTAAGGAACAAGAAGAACCTCCGAAGGGCTATCGCAACGTCAAGGAATGGGAAAAGGTCTGGCGTAAAAAGAAGACCGCCACTGAACGTTACCTTAAGCTCGCCGTCGAACGTGGCATACTCAAGCGAATCAAGATTCGCCGGTATATCGACGGTCGTTACATGAAGATCTATTATTGGGGTTGACGCTGGTTAGTTTTATTTTAGGAATTACAACGCCACCAATGACTGCCCAAGACCGAATCTCTGGGGCGAGAGCCTATCTCGCCAAACTGCCGACCGCCGTATCCGGTGCCGGCGGTCACCCAGCAACCTACCGTGCTGCGTCAATCCTTGCGAACGGTTTCGACCTGCCGTGGAACGACGCCTGGGACCTGTTGCAGGAGTGGAACACTTCCCACTGCTCGCCCCCGTGGTCCGAGAAGGACCTCCGGCACAAGTTGAACGACGCCTTCGTCCGTCCTCACGAACGCCCAAAGGGCTGGCTGGTCGCCGGCAAGGAACGGGCCGTCGGTGCCAACGGTCGCTTCATTTTTGACCCGACACGCATCACTGCCTTAGTCGAGGCCCAGACGCCCATGACGCCGGCCGACGTGCTATTGAACTGTTTCAAGGACGAGGACGTAATCTGCATCACGAACGACGCCGGCCAGACCGAGGACGGCAAGTGGTTCCCCGCCTCCAAGGGCATCTTCCTTACCCGTGCCGAGTGGATCACAAAGTTCTTTGGCCCCGGGGCGTTAGGGGCTGCCAAGTTCGCCGGCACGGAGTCCGGGGCTTGGATACGCATCAACCCATTTGCCAAGGATGACTTCACCGGCACTGACGGAGCCGTGGCATCCTACCGCCACGTCTTGGTAGAGTTCGACAAGAAGCCCAAGGAAGAGCAGTTGGCAATCTTTCAGCAGTCAAACCTGCCCATCAGCCTCTTGGTCGATTCCGGGGGCAAGAGCATCCACGCATGGGTCCGGGTCGACGCCGAGTCCAAGGCCCAGTGGGAGGAACGCCGAAACACCGTCTACGAATACCTTTCCGACCATGAACCCGACCCGCAGAACAAGAACCCGTCCCGCTGGAGCCGTCTCGGCGGTATCATGCGTGGCGACAAGGAGCAAAAGATTATCGCCTTCAAGGTCGGGGCCGACGATTGGGACGCCTTCATCGCCTGGCGGGAAGGGCAGGACTTCCCCGAGGAAATCCGTACGGACGCCCTCGAAAATTACGACACGAGAAATGACCCTAATCATGTCATCGGTCATGGACGCTACCTTTGCCGAGGAGGCAGCCTTCTTGTCACGGGTCAATCGGGTATTGGGAAATCCTCGTTCGTCATGCAGATGGCGACGAGCTGGGCTATTGGTCGTGAATTATTCGGTATCCCTGTCATACGCCCCCTTCGGATTGGGGTCATCCAAGCCGAGTGCGATATGGGAGATCTTGCGGAAGCCTTCCAAGGAGTATCAAGTGGTATGTCGCTTTCTGCTGCGGAGCGAACCCTGTGCCGGGAAAACCTCCGGTTCTTCACCGAGGCCAGCAAGACGGGCAAGGACTTCGTAGACCTGGCACGGAAGATTATCGTCCGGCTGAAACTGGACGTACTAGTCGCCGATCCTTTGCTTTCGTATGTGGGGGGGGACCTTTCCAAGCAGGAGGTCTGCTCCTATTTCCTGCGTAACCTTGTCCAGCCAGTGTTGCAGGAGACCGGATGTATCATGGTCTTTATCCACCACGAAGGTAAGCCGAAGCCCCAAGAGGTTCGGGACGGCCAGACAATCAGCGATCAGATGTACAGCGGGATTGGGAGTTCGGAACTAGTAAACTGGGCCAGGGCCATCATTAACGTCCGTCGGGAGTCCAAAGAACTGCCGGTGTTCTCCTTCAACCTCACGAAGCGTGGCAAGCTCGCTGGCATGCGTACGCCGGACGGCAAGCCTACGGTCTCCCTTAAGTTGAAGCATGCCGACGATAAGGTCCTATGGGAGGTTGCCCCCTTGGCCGGCGGGTTCGAATTGCTTAAGGTAGGCCAGCAGTATGCCCACTTCGCCACGAAGCCGTCAATCAGCCGGAAGGCCCTCCTGGACGAACTGATGGAGGATCACAAGTTGCAAAGGGACCAAGCCGAGGCCCTCATAAAGGCACTTATTACTAACGGGGTTATGGAGCCGAAGAAGATTGGTCCGGCCTTGTACTATCAAGGCACCAAGTTGGGCTAATAGACATACCCCATTAGACATGTCGATTACGCCCTCTAGGACCGGCCTAGGGGGCTTTTTGTTTGAATACCCGTACCAGCACCGCCACCAGCACCCCAAGGCACCCTATGGACAACGCCCACCCGAAGTCCCGGACGGTCTGAAGGGCCAGCGTGGCCGTCGACAATTGCCGTTCTAGGTTGGCATCGTCTGACTTCAGCTCCCGGCCCCCGTCTACGATGATGAGGGCCATGGTCTGGGATGACCCGAAGGCCGATAGGACCGAGTCGCAGATCAAGGCAGACCCTAG